CTTCCTACCTAAGAAGCCAAGTGAAGTTGATCTTAAAGTGATGAAAGAGATGTTTGAGGCATCAGTCGATGGCGAAGCATATGACATGGAAAAATTTGGTCAATACTTCCGTCCAGCAGGAATGAGTCAAGCAACTGGTGATCCGAATAAGACACCTGCGGCGGCTCCAGTAGCACAACCTGTTACAGCACCTGTGGCTGAAACTGCTCCAGCACCTGCTGAGCCAGTAACTCCAGCACCTGCGCCAGAGGCGTCAACTGCTCCAGAAGCACAAAACAGAGCACAAGACATCTTAGCACAGATTCGTTCACGTCAAAACTAATACGGTATTATAGTGAAGGGCCTTAATGGCCCTTCACAGTATCAACGATAAGGAGTAACCATATGGCAAAAGCATTTGACATTACTAAATTTAGAAAAGACATTACTAAGAGTATCAGCGGTCTTGGTATTGGATTTAACGATCCGACTGATTGGATTAGCACAGGCAATTATGCTCTGAACTATCTAGTTAGCGGTGACTTTAACAAAGGCGTTCCGTTGGGTAAAGTAACTGTATTCGCAGGCGAATCAGGCAGTGGTAAATCTTACTTCTGTTCAGCAAACATTGTAAAGTCAGCACAAGAGCAAGGTATCTTTGTAGTACTAATCGACTCAGAGAATGCACTTGATGAAGCATGGCTACACGCACTAGGTGTTGACACAGCAGAAGATAAGTTAATGAAACTTAATATGTCCATGATTGACGATGTAGCAAAAACTATCTCGATGTTCATGAAAGACTATAAAGAAATGGCTGAAGAAGATAAGCCTAAGGTATTATTTGTAGTTGACTCGTTAGGTATGTTGCTAACACCTACTGATGTAGATCAGTTTGACAAAGGTGATTTAAAAGGTGACATGGGTCGTAAGCCTAAAGCATTAACCGCACTTGTTCGTAACAGTGTGAATATGTTTGGTAGCCACAATGTAGGAATGGTGTGTACTAACCATACATACGCATCACAAGACATGTTCGATCCAGATGATAAAATCAGTGGCGGACAAGGCTTTGTGTATGCTTCATCTATTGTAGTAGCAATGAGAAAGTTAAAACTAAAAGAAGATTTAGATGGTAACAAGACTACAACAGTAAATGGTATTAGAGCGGCGTGTAAGGTAATGAAAACACGTTATGCTAAACCGTTTGAAAGTGTACAAGTTAAGATTCCATACGAAACAGGTATGGATCCGTACAGTGGGCTAGTAGATATGTTTGAGGCGAAAGGGATACTTAACAAAGAAGGTAACAGACTTAAATACGTTGACCTCAATGGGGAAGTACACTTGGACTATCGTAAACAATGGACAGGTGAAAAACTGGATATGATTATGACAGCCATTGCCAATACTCCAGACACAATTGACCCGGAAGAGGTAATTACAGATGAAGTAGAACCTCAACCGGAGACAACTGAATAATGAACACTGAATTCTTAGCTGATTTATGGAGCACGTTAGTTGATTATGTTCCTGAAAATAAAAGAAAAGATCTTGCTTACAACTATGTTAGTTTGTTGACTGACTTTGATGTACCGCAAGGAACTATTGAAGGCATGATGGGGATCGACAGTCACCTGGATAACGCAATTGAATATGCGATTGACAATGAAACTGTAGATGATGAAGATCCTATTGGTGACTTTGATGAAAACGACGATGTATGGGATGACGATTAAACAATGAGTAATTGGTACGATAAAGTTTCTAAGGATGTTAGCAATATTCCAAATGCGATAGCTTATTACGAAAGTGAGCTTATAAACGCAAAACAGGAAGTTCGCATTACTGGAGTTGTTGAACACTCCTCGGCAAAGATGCCGGGCATTGTTGAACATCGTTTTAACCAATTACAAGAAATAGAAGCAATTCTAGAATATCTCAACATTGAATTACGTAGGTTAAGAAGTCAGTATTTTAGAAAATATCTTGAAAGCTATCAACGAGCCTTAAGCAGTAGAGACTGTGAGAAGTTCGTTGATGGCGAACCAGATGTTATTGATTTTGAAAAAATTATTAATGAATTTGCCTTGTTGCGAAACAAATGGTTAGGCATTATTAAAGGACTTGACATTAAACAATGGCAGGTTAGTAACATTATTAAATTAAGAGTTGCTGGTATGGAAGATGCAACATTGTAAGGAACAGCATGAACGACTTTAAAAGAATGTATCAATTTACTGACAACTATACCACTATACGTGTTAAGGGTAAAGTAGTTTCAGAAGGTGCTAGAGATCCGTTGACACGAATGGAACATGTTCCTATTGACCTTACAAACAAAACTGTAATTGACTTAGGGTGTAACTGCGGCGGCACATTATATGCTGTACACGAGCAAATTAAGCACGGCTACGGGTATGAATTAAACCAAGAAGCAGTAAACAATGCGTTGACTGTAAAACACGATTATAAAGTAGACAACTTAGATTTTACACAAGTTGACCTACAAGAAACTATGCCGGATTGGCCAGACTATGATGTACTGTTTTGTTTTAGTATAGCACGTTGGGTTAACAATTGGAAAGACATCTTAGAAAAACTTGACCCAAAGGTGATGATTTTTGAAGCACACGGCAAGCCAGCACACCTAGACGAACAACTTGAATTTTTACATAGCAAGTTTACAAAAGTCGACCACTTACACACTGCTAGAGAGACTAAAGTAAGAAGTCTTTATCTGTGTGAAAAGTAAAAAGTGTTTGCTCCGTTATACAGTGATAGTATTGTTAAGGACATTACACCAAAAAATGTCCGCTGGATACATTGCTCAACCCAAGAAATATTATTAAACGAATCTCTTTGTCTTCTAAGAGTCAAAGGTGTAGAAGGCTTTCCTGAAATATACAACACAGACTGGTTAGACAATAAGATAACAATGAGCTACTGTGGCCGGACGCTACATTGGCATTGGAAAAGAGGAGTAGTACCGGTAGTTCATAATCCATTAGAATCTTTAGAGAATCTTTTTAATGAACTAACCGAAAGAGGTCTTACTCATCTAGACATACATCCGTCAGGAAAAAATATATGCGTTAGTGATGGAAAACTTAGTATTATAGACTTTGGTATGTGTGTACGAGATAACACCCCTTTGAGTAAACAACTAAAAACTTTATATGATGCTTGGGTAGATAGAGGCGGGTATGAATACGATATTCATGTTGTGTTAAGTTCAATACACCGTAGATGTATTATTAAGAAAGTTTAAAGTTTACCGTCTTTGCGCATTTCGGCACGTATTTTAGTAGCACTAATATCGTGTATTTCTTTTCCTAAATCATGTTCAGTGAATGTATATCCTACACCACGACCATAACTAATGTCTACAATATTAGGAACTTGAATAATCATATATTCAATACCATGTGTATAACCGTCTTGTTGTAGATGCCATTGTATTTCAGAACTAACATCGTGTAGTTCAAACGGATTATCATCTTGTTTTATAGTTCGTCCAGCACCAGCATCTTCTCCTATAATACCGCCTACATCACGAATCATGATACAAACTTGTCCTGTTTCAGCAAGAGCACGTTTAAATAATTCAGTGTGTCCTTTGTGCCACGGTTGCCATCTACCTAACATCTGTGTAGTTGGCTTTTTTAAATCAAACATCTTTAAACCTTTCCATGTAATTTGTTACAACTTCTGCTAACTGTTGATGTGTGTCATTAAACCAGGTAGCTACATGATAGTTGTAATTATTAGGTTCTTCAAACATCTTGTTAGTATCTTCAAAACGTCCTGCTTGGATAGTATCCATCCAAACTGTGTAGTCTGGAGCAAACTCTATACGTGCTTGTTCAGTAGGACACACAAAATCAGCAACAGCAATTCTTCCAGCCATTACAACTCCGTCTGCTAAATGTTTCATACGTTGTGCTTGTCGCATACGACCTTCAGGAGTAAAGTCCCAGTCATCGTAGCTTGTTCGGATAACATCTGCGTTGATGTGTATACCATTAAGCA